TAGAAAATGCCCATGCAAATGGTCCTAAAACCACAGTTATAATAATATTCCACATCATCATAGGGTCAAGACTCATACCACTCGCCTTTTCTCATCATTTGTGATAATCGTATAGCCCTTTGACCTACCTGTTTTGCCCATTTAGAATCTAACATTTCATTTGCAGCTTTCTCAAAGTTTTCATCTTGAATAGCAGCAAATGTTTTAACCCAAGTATTAGCATTAAACCTACTAATACCCATATTAAATACCATATCTAAAATAACAGCTTGTCTTGGCTCATTTAATTTTTCAAGAAATGTCCAATGTTCTACTTCTTTTAATACTCTATCTACATCATTCTCTAAAAGGTATCTAGCTTCATCTTCAGTTATACCTATATCCTCTATATTTCGCCCTACACCTATGGTAAGTTTATCAGAGGTACACTTGTATGGCTTTAACTCTAAACCCTCGTGTAGGCTCAGCATATCCAATAATTTTGATCTATCCATAATTTTATCCTATATTTTTTTAGTATCTACTTTTTTTATCTTGTCTAAGCTACGCAAACCACCGATACCCAACATACCTAATAATAAAGGCATCATAACACTCATATCAGCTTGTGGTATGTTAATACCAAAACCTGCACATATAGGAGCTACCATAAAGTTAATACCTAAAGATACTGCACATATCCAACCAACAAGAGGTCTCCAAGATGATTGAAACCAGTTACCTTTAGCTTCTTCTGTATTAAGTTTAATTTGTGCTAATGCTAACTCTTGTGCGTGTTTCTCTGCCATTGTAGCTATATCGTGGCTTAATTGTGCTGCTTTGTCTTTATCTCGAACAAACTTTCCTATAAGTTTAGTCGCTGGTCCTATTAGTGCTGTCAATGCCATTTTGTTTTTCCTTCCATTTTAAATATTCTTTGAAAGATTGATATTTCTTTAATGTAAAATTATATATTACTCCTGTCACATTCATTAGTCGGCACTAAATGTTCCCATACTACTCCATAAAGAACCAGGAACTGTAGTGCCATTTTGTTTACCTAATTGTGCCATAGATTGATTACCATTTACAAAAGCACCTTGACCCCAACTAGATACATCCCANTGTGCATTATCCCAAGCAGAACCTTGTTCTCTTGTATATTGTAACATTCTTTCAGAAAATGTACCTGCAGTTATACCAGCTTCTTCAAAAGTTTTTATCCAATCTTCATTGTATGTTCCTTCTGTATTTGATGCATCTCTGCAACTTTTTTGTCTTAATGATTGTTGGCTCATGGTGTAAATGTTCCCATACTTGAAAAATTATCATCATCTTGATCTACTGCAAAGGCTTGTAAAGCTAAATTAATATCCGTATATGAAGTGCTTAATTCGCCATTTATATAAGCTAGTAACCTCTCATTAAAAGTTCCAGCTGGTATAGAACGAGCAGTAAATAAAGCTAACCAATCTTCATTATAAGTACCTGTAGTAGATGTAACTCCTCTTACAGATGCTAATTTTGCTTCTGGATTAGTTGCCATTATTTACCCTTTCTAGGTCTACCTCTTTTTTTAGGTTTACACCCACATAGTTTACCAAATAATCTTTGTTTAATTTTTTTAAAAACTGTTTTTATTTTATCGTAAATACGCAGAAACATTTGTATCTCCTGTCCATTTATCTATAGTTCCATCAGAATACAACTTTTTAAAAGCTGTCATATCACTAGCATTTGTAATCGCAGTTTCTATAGTTGCACAATCTGTTCTAATTGCCGCTACATACGTTTTAACTGCATCTGGTATAGCTTTACTACTATCGTAAGCTAATCTCTCTACAAGCCAATCTAATCTTTTAATTAAACTATATGCTGTTTCTTTTGCATCTAATGTAGCTCGTGTTTTTAAAGTAACTAAATTTCTATCGGTAGATTTGTAACTACTAGTAACTTTTTTTGCAGAAGCATCAAACGTATAACTTATTTCAGATGTTGCAAATCTTTGGTCTGGTTTTCCTGAATCTACATACTCATATATTCCTATATTATTCAATGCTGTCCAGTCCCATACTTTAAATATATCTTTAGAGTGCTGTATATTGTCAATATTTACTGCTTTAGCAGTTTGCAGTACCTCTGTTACTGAGTTATTATCTTTATTTACTATTGCCCACATTTTTTTCTCCTTAATTAGCTTGGGTTCGTTGGGGTATCAGTTGTTCTATGATCAGTTCCCATATTGTTTGATGTAAAGTCGTTATTATTACCAGAGCTATCGTTGCCTAAATCAGAAGCATCTTGGAATTTTAAATGATAGCCATTGCTTCCAAATGTAAGATCACTAACATCTATGGGAACAAAACTGCCACCAGAAGTTTCTCCAAAAGAAGTTGGTGTTAACTGTTGCCCATCAATAAATACAAATTCTGCCATATAACCATCAAATGCAGTAGCTGTATTTTGTGTTGTTTTTCCAATATAATTTTGTCCTGTATTAAAAGATGAATTACCAGATAAACTACTTCTTTGATCTGTAGTCCACGCTGTTACTTCTGTTCCGTCAACATACACTCTAATTTTATAAGCATCAGTTCCATTATCTATATCAAAAGCTACACATATGTGCATCCACCTATCATAATCTTGATAACGAGGATTAGTTCCACCTCCAAATAAATTATTACTTCTTTGTATGTACCAATAGCCTAAGTAAAAAGCTATCGTATTATTATTAGTGCTTCCTGTTACTACAGACTGAGCATAACTAGAATCACTTTCTGATGATAATTTCACCCACACAGAATATGTAAATACCTTTAAATTACCTGCACTAGTAAAATTTCTATTTAAATAACTTTCATCAGATCGATCAAACCTAGCTGAATAATCTATTTGATATCCTGATGCTGAGTTGTTCCATAGTTCACTACTAAACATAATTATCCAAAGTTGAGTTGAGGAGCACCTAAAAGTATGCTGTTATCTGCTTTTATAAAATATGGTACAATATCATAGTCATTATTTGCAGAACTTAATGTTAATCCTCCAGCAGCTGCTGTTTCATAATCTCCATGCAAAGATACTGTACCTGCACTACTAGAACTAGGTTGTATAAATATTATAATACCGCTTTGCCCTACTTGTGATGCTTCAGTCGTAACAGCTGCAAGAGTGTTTGAGCCTGATGCTAAAGTTACAATGAAATTTTGATATGTGTCATAATCTAAAACCCCAGAGGTCGCTGAAAGTGCTGCAGTATAAGTAGAAGGTACTTGTGCTTTAGTAAATGTGTTTTGTTCATCTGTTTTTACTACTGCTGCTTCTAAACTAACTGCACCAGAGGACACACTAAAGTCTGCACTAGCAAATGAAGCTATACCTTTATTAGAAGTAGTTGCATCTTCTCCTGCTATTGTAACTGTATCAGTACTTCCTCCTGTTGTTGTTATTCCTTCACCAGCTGCTATTGTTAAAGTATTGCCATCTGTTATAGTTTGATTAGCTCCAGAAGTACCAGCTAATGTAAAAGAACTCATAGAACCTGCTGATGTACCTAATTGAGAAATCATCTGGAATGAAGTTCCATCATAGATTACAGATATAATTGCATCTTCCTCTATATCACCTGCTGCTGGGTCTTGATCATTTCTTTTTTTAATATTTTTTGTACCTAGTGCATTTACATTTAATGTAGATGCTCCTGTATTAGCATTACCTGCTTTAAAATGAAACACTTGACCTGCTACATATGCAGTTACCGCTGGTGTTAGTGCTATTGCATATGCATTTGCACTACCTGTATCGTTAGATTGGAATATTAAACCACCATCTTGTATCTGCCCAGCATTTATTCCATCTGTATGTGCTGTGCCATCAGCTAGTGATGTTATCTTTTGACTACCTAAGTTAGCTGCACCTGTAAAAGCATTACTTCCATCTTTGTTTATAGCTTGGTTAATACCTGTTGCTAAATCTTGGTCGTGGGTATCGTGTCTGTCTGCAACAATCTTTGTTCCTGCATCTCTGTTACTTTGCCAAATAGATGTACCTGTAAATACTCCATCTGACCTTGTGTATGTTCCTCCTGACCAACCCATANTTNTTCTCCTTTCGTTCTTTTTATCTTATATTTGTTTATAAATCAATATTTTATTCTATTTAAAAGTTTCTAAAATCATAAGGTCCTGCTCTATTTTGCATTAAATTACCTGCTGTATAAGCAGAACTTCCAATAGTAGTACCTCTACGCAATAACTCACCTAACATTCTTTTACTGTAATTAGGTTGTATTCTATCTAAAGTTCTAGATATTTGAGATTTGTCTGTTTGTGTTAATAATCTAGCTAAACCTTCTTCTGTTTCTTGTGAAACAGACGAACCCTGGCCAAACCCCTTTGCTAGTTTACTAGCTCCTAAAATTTGTGTTATAGGACCAGTACCAAAAGCTAAATAAGATGCTCCATCTATTAAATCACTAGCTATAATACCTTGATTTTTTGCAGCTAATAAATTTGCTGCTGTATCAGAACCACCTAAATTTCTTCTATTAGTTTCTAATATTGCAGATTCAGCTTGTAAAAATTGTTTAAACTTTCTTTTTTGTATTTGTCCTTTTCTATTTTTATCAAAAATCATATCTAATGCTTTATTAAAAGATGGTTTTTGTAATAAACTTTTTACTATTGCATTAGGGTTTAAACTACTAGCCACCATATCATCTAAACCAGCTTGAACTCCTAATATAAAATGGAATTTTTCTTCTTCAGACATTTTATTTATACCTGAATAAAATTCTTTTTGTTTGCTATAATTACCCCCACCTTTAATAAATTTACTTCCATAATTAAAAGCATCTATTTTTTGTAACCCATCAGCATACGAACCTCTAGCTGTTTTATAAGCTTTGCCTATGGTTTTTTCTGCTGCTTTGTCTATAGCATTAGTAAAATTCCTTTTCAATTTTACGATATTTTTAATTGATGGATTAGATAAATCTAATCTACCAAATCCATCTTCTGCGTTTTTTATTATAGTATCTAAACCTCTTTTTATTTGGTCTAAAGTTTTTACATCTAAAAATTTAATATTGCCTTTAGTAATATCATTTAAATTCTTTATTAATAATGCTTGTTCTTTTGAAGATAAATCTGCATTATTTCTAATTATTTCTTTAGCTTCTTCAATACCTTCTTTAATTTTAGGAAATCTCATTAATCTACCCAATTCGCCTGTTATTAATACTGGTTTATCCATTATCTTACTATATTGATTGCTTGATATATCACTTAAATTTTTTTGTATATCTTCTAATGATTTATTAGGGTCTACTTTTCTTCCTGTAATATTAAGTATTTGATTTTTTACTCTATTAGTAGCTTGTTTACTTCTTTTTTCTGTAAAGTTTAATATAATATCTTTTGTTGCTTCCCTTCCACTTGTAATAAGATTTTTTGATAGACTTTGCATACTTCTGCTTCCTATATCTTGTAAAGTTACAGGAGAATCTTTGTATCCTTTTAACTTTCCTCTTATAATTCTCAATTCTTTTTCTGGGTCTGCACTTTTTTCTAAAAATTCTTTTAATATTTTTTCTTCATTTGATAATGGTAATTTTTTTCTAGCAAAATAACTAAAAACATCTGTTGCTGAACTTAATGCTGCAACTGGTAATCTTGTGATAATAGTCAATGGCAAAGATAATGCTCCTGCTACTGCACCTCCTGCTACTGTTTTATCTACCTCTGCATTAATTAAAGGAACATTAAGTGTAGATTCTGTATCATCTTGTTTACCTGATGCATATAATGCACCACCTGCTGTAGCCGCTGCTACTGTTTCTTTTGTAGGTACATATTTAGCTTCTTGATTTATTCTTTGTCTAGTTTTTATAAATTTATTTAATCTTTGTAAAGATTCTGGAAATTTAGATATTAAAGTTTTTACACCTAAACCTCCTAGTCCTTTTATTACACCTAAACCTCCTGCACTACCTATAATACCTCCTGCTAGTTCTAATCCCAATGCTGATTCTGGATTTTCTTTAGTATAATTATTTATTTCTTCATTTATTGCACTTAAATCTGAACCAGTTAAAGATGCTTCTATTTCATCACCATAGCCAAAAGTAACACCTTGTAAAAATGTTCTTGCCATATTACCTAAATCTAATTCTCCTGAAGCTCCTCCGTAAGTAGGCACATTTACTCTTAAATTTAAAACTGCATCATTAGGAAGATACAACCCTTTTTGTAAATCTTCTTTAGATAAATCAGATAAAGGAACACCAAATTTACTTTCTATTTTTTGTAATAATAAATTAGGATTATTCACAAAATTAGGATTATCTTTATAAGTAGGATATAATTTATAAAATTCATCTAATGTCATTTTTTTCTCATTATGGGTTAAAGCCAAATGGGTCTGCAGCTAATTTTTTAAAAAATATTTCATCTTCTTTTTTTAATTTATTATAATAGGCTTCTACTTTTTGTGAGTATTCTATAGCACCTTCTTCTGTTGAAAAAGTTAAAGTAAGTTTACCATCTTTT